TACTTGGCATTAAGGGTGCAACTTCATTAACTAAATCAGTAGTTGATCAAGTTCCTGCTAGACCAATTGGTATTCCAGGAACAGATATAAAAATTCCATTGGGCAAGGCATTCTATGAAGATCCTAAAAATTATATAACTTTTGAAAAATTTGATGCTGAGTTTAAAAAAGTACATAAAGATTATAGTTTAGAGCAGTCTCAAGCACTTTACACAGAGGTAATGAGTAGCACTAAGCCAGCTGTTAAGGGACAAGAAGTTGTAGAGGATGGTATAAGAATATCTGCTGAAGATACTGGAGCACAAAAGCCTACCTCTCCTTTTGATTCTACTATGGATCCTGGCATATTTTTATCTACCTTTTCTAGGTATGAAAATCCAAAAACTGGTAAACCTTATACAGACAGAGCGTTAGAAAAACTATACAAGCGCCACGTAGATAGATATGATCCTAGCACAGATTCATCTCCTAAAGTACAAAAAATTGGAGACCCTTATGTTAAGCCATTAGAAAGAAAATTTAGAAGAGGAACGGCTTTGACAGAGGTAGAAGGTGTATTAAAAAATTCTCTTATGAAAGAATTTAAAGAATTAATTGATTTAAGAAAGTCAGAAAATAAATTATTAGATCCTGCGATAAATAGACAAACCGCAATAAAAATACTTGAAGATATGTTACCTGCTGTACAAGCCAAGAAGGATGGCAAATTATTTTCTGATACTACAAAACAAAGGGGAGTAGCAGAACAAAAAGCAATTGATAAAGGATATACTAAGTATAATAACGGGTTTAGTACTAAAGGAATTATTTCAAAAGGAGATAGATTTCTTTCTAAATATGAAGTGTACCAATTAAGAGAACTAGCTGAAACTGGAAAAATAGTTCTTGAATCTGAGTGGGCTAAAACATTTAGAGTTGAAAAAAGTATATTTAAAGATCGTCAACTTACGCCAGAAGAAACTGTAGGAATGAAAGTTACTCCTGAAGGACTTAAAATGGCGCAAGAAACTCAAGCTGCAAAAACAGTTAAAGAAGCAATTGCTAAGGGACCTAAAGAAATAAAAATATTAAGTCCTAAAGAAACAAAAGATCCTCTTGAAATTTATGATATTGCAGAAGAAATGTTTAAGTCAGAGGGTGGCCTAAAAGGAAAAATAGAATCTGCTGGTGGTAAATATGTACCAGATAATGGAAGAGCGTTATTAAATAACATAAAACGGGATGCTATGCTGTATGAAGAAACGGGGGAGTTGCCAAAGTACAGAGGATTATCAACTAAACAACAGTCTATGGTATCAAAAGCAATACAAGGAACAACTTATAAATCAATAACTTTATTAAATACTTTTAGACAAAAATCTCCTACCGCTGCTAAAGTAATAGATAGTATGGTTCCTCCTGATATACATCTTGCTATATTTGATTCAAAAAAAGCTGCTCGTAGACCAAGAAGTGCTGATTCTTTTCATACTGAAAAAGCAAATAGAATTGGAACTTTTATGACTGCGACATTAGAAAACAATGGGTTTAGGGGACTACAAGAAATATTTCACGAAATTAAGCCTACCATTTTACCTGGTCCTCAACAACTGGTTAGGTTTGGTGGAAAGATAATGTCTGCTAAAGACGGATTAAAAGTAGTTAGAGCAATAAGAGGCCAAGGTGCTTTACCTAAAGGAAAATTAGGAGTTCTTGTATCAGATTTACAAACTCTTATGCGTAGATTAGATGATTATATTAAAGAAGTATTTCCTAATCACGAAACGCTTGCAAATTATTTTCCCCAAGCATGGAACAGAAACTTTATTACAAAGAACAGAGATCAATTTATGAGAGACCTTACTGCATTTCTTGAAAGACCTAATGTAGCTAAAGAGTTTAAAGAAAAATATGGATCCTTTGTACCTACCAGAGTTGCAGAAGAAATGACCATGAATATTATGGGTGAAGGAAG